CTTTTTTAGAAGTAGAGCCTTTCATCTCCACCCATTCTTTACTCTTTTTTGTTAGACCCGCCATCAACGCGGGCTTTACACTATTCCTTACATAAGAATCAATATGCTTTTTTATACCACTTAAGTCATACTTACCTTTTGCAAATTCAGAGTTTCCTTTTGAATCTGTAGCATGTAAGTCAACTACTAAGTCTTCATCAAACTCTGTGTTTGAAACATTTCTATACTGCTTTAAATCAAACTTTACATCTAGATTATTAGTAATCATGCTTCTAACTACACTAACCTGTTTCAATATTTCTTTCTCGTACTTTCCAGTAACAGAGACTCTTTTCATGTTCTTAAAGTTCTTAGCCATGGCTAAAACTGCTACGGTAGTTTGTCTCTTTCCGCTTTTTGGTCTTATCTCTTTTGAGCCAAAAGCTTCCATAGCTTCTCCATGTCCTTTAATAGGGTTAACCTCTGAAGAGGCTCCTCTCATGGTTTTACCATCAGGATTTTTCATTCTTTTACCTGCTTCGTCACAATAAAAAGCAAGTTGTCTAAAAGCGGCTCCTCTAGCTTGTTTGTATAATTTCTTAGTACAACTGTTAACTAAGTTATAAGGAACTGGTTTTGCTCCTCCCGTCATTTTGCTCGCTTTCGTTACACCCTTTGCTAGGTTTATATCTATTCTGTTTCCACCTTGTGTAGACACTATGTCTGTAGGAAGTATAGTTACAACACCTCTAAAAGTACTTATCCAGACTGAAGCTACATTAGTCTTACTTAACATATAGTCTTTAACGCCCTTTTCTGCAGCTTCTGTAAAAGCTTTATCAAAGCCTCCACCTGACAGTTCCTGGTGTGACGTATGCAGCATTCTGTCCATGTCTTTTATTTCTCTCTTAGTAAAACTTTTTTGATACTCTCTATAAGCATCTAATAAGTTTCTTTTTAGAGTATTTCTACAAACTTGCAAAGTATAAGAATACTTGTGCTTGTGTAGATTATCAAAAGTACCTCTTAGAGAAGTTTTTATCTCATCTTTTATTAGAGCTAACTTATAGCTCATTACACCACAACTCTATATAAGTCTAGTACTCTTTTGATGTGGTCTGGAAAGTCAGTACTCGTCCTCATTCCTGAAGTGCCTTGGTTTTGCAATGTTGCTCCACCTAGAGTCTGTCTTTGCTTATGCTCATCTTTTATATAGTAAGTAATTAAATCAAATATAGCAAGTTGTAAATCTCTGGGACAGTCTGCATATCCAGCGTTGTAAGTAATTTTTACTGAACCAACACCTTTTGCCCACATCTTGTGGTTGCCATTTTCATCTGTCCTAATAATGGCGTCGGCTTCTAAGTCTACATAGTATTCATAGTTGCCTGTTGTTAAAGTCGAATAATCCCCACTATATGATGTTCTTTCTTGAACAACATCAACTGCAGTTAACGGACTCTCGCTGACAATTATCGTTGAGGTATAGTTATCTTTAATTGAAAAGGTTTCAACTTTATTGGTAGAATAGTAGTCAACAAACGATGTTCCACAATATCGTTTCACTAAGTCGGACACTTGGGGAACTATTACATTTAGACGGTCATCTTCTTTCTCGCCTCTAATTCCTTCTGCGTCTTTATATTCATTTACTGTTACTAAATCTGCCATAATTATTTAAAAAGTATAGTGGGGTCGTGAGACCCCACTATGATTAGCTATTAACTAGCTTTGAACTTATAAGCCCACTTAGAAGTAGCACCATCGATTAGATCGGTGAAACCAATTCTTTGTGAAGCAACAAGAACTCGTCTTTGGTTAGCGACTTCATAGTCTGACTCAATTGTCACACCACGTAGTCTTGGCATTACGTAGTTTCTTGCATATACTGCAATCGCTCCGTACCCATTAGCTGCTTGAGCAGGGAATTCGTCACAGAGTAAAACTCTTGAGCCAAATACCTGACCAATCTCACCAGTGAGTTTAGTAGCCATATCACCAACTAGATTAGCATCTTGGAATTCTGCATCTTCTAGTAATTGGAAGTAAGCGCTTTGTGAAACAATATAAGTTACGTCGTTAGGATTAACACCGTATTTGCCCATATTTTTTCTTAAAGCAAGCAATTCTGCAGCAGTAACAGTATCTGAAGCTACAGCTGTTGCTGATTGAGTTTCATCACTATCTGCTGATGCCATTTTGATAAGACCATCAAAAGTTCCTGATGTATAAACACCAGTAGAGTGGTTACCTAATAGTAACGCATTCTCAATACCTTTTGCGTGTGATCTAACAATTGATTCCCTAATTAAAGGAAGAATCGGCATAATTGCATCTTCTTCAGTCTCGTTACCTAAGTAAGATTGTGAAATAAGTTTGTGAGTTGATAGAGTTTTCTCTGTCAAGTCAACACCACCGAAAGGTGCACCATAGGTGTCGCCTGTCTGAGCCAAGTTACCATGTGGTGAAGAACCACTAGCTACTTGGTTGGTAGTAAATTCAGCGTATCCGCTGTCTGGTAAGATAGGGATAATCATGTTAGCGGAATTCATTTGAATTTCTCTAAATAACGGTGCTAATACTAGCTCGTTTTGAATATCTCTTTCTACGTTTGTAGATACTATTTGTTCGAAGTCTGCACTAGAAACCGCAACACCTGAATGTGCGTTTACTTTTTCCATTACGCTTTTAGCGTATGGTGTGTCATATCCTCTACCAGTTGCAAGACCTAAGATCTTGGCATCTACGATATCGCCTTCGAAAGCTTCTTTCCAGTTTTTGTTCCCTCTATCTTGGAAAATTCTTTTTGATTCGCGCATAGCTTGAATCTCTTCGGATTTTTCAGATAGTTCGGATTGAAGTTCTTTAACAACAGACTCTAAGTCTCCTTGTCTCTCTTCAACCTTAGCGGCAACATCATTGATAAGCTTCTCAGCTCCAGAAATACTTGACTTAACAACTACTTTCTGTTTTTCCTGTTCAGCGTCCAATTCAGCTTTTTCAGTAGCTTCTACTTCAGCTTTCGCTGTAGCTTCTGCTTCTTCTTTAGCTTTTTGCTCGGCTTGTTTCATTGCAATGCTAGTAGCAGTTTGATCTGCAACTTGCTTTGCGAATGCTTCAAGGTCGAACTCAGGGCTTACTTCAGGAGTTTTATTTTCTTCTGACATTTTCGTCTCCGTTTTGTCGGCATTTGCCTCGCTTGACTGCTCAATCTTTGCATTCGCGTCGATTGAGGGAGTCTCTTTAATAAAGTTTTTCTTGAACTTATCATACTCTTCCATGCTATCAAATGATTTTGCTAGGGAGAAGACTGCTGTTTGGTTACACGGAACCGAAACTACAGACACTTCAAATAGTTCTGCGTCCTTTATCTTATATCCATCGGTTTCTGATATATAATCAGCGTCCTTGACTTTGAAACCGACAGAAAAAGCTCCAAGAACGCCATCTTTAATAAGATCTTTAATTTCGCCAGCAGATTTGGATATACGAGCAGTAAGCTCTAGTCCATTCTCTGTGACTCCTATTTCTTTTGCACGACCAATAGGTCTGTCATAGTTGTGATTAAACAATATAACTGGATTGTTTTTAAAGTTATCCAATCCACCTTTTGCCCATGCAGCACTTTCAATCATATCACCAGCACGATCTAATGCGTCTGTACTAGCTGATCCTTTGATATCTAGTCCACCATCATCGTCTTCGCCTAGTGTTTTGAAAGTATTTGTCCAGTGAAATATCTTTTCCATGGTTAATCCTCCTTTTTAGCCTTTGCCTTTTTAGGGGCAGGGGCAGGAGCCGGGGCAGCTATTTCAATTGGAAATCTAAATTTAGCGGCTGCTAAAACTCTGTTCCATGAACCAAACTTCCTTCTTAAAAGGTAGTCTCTCACAGGAGCTTTCGGGTCCGCTTTATAATCTGATAGGCTTACGGTATCTACATTGTTTGCTTGCATATACTCGCTTAAAGCCTTTAGCATCATATTTTTTGTCATAATTATTCTTCCTCTGCGGGTGGGGTCTCTTCTGGTCTACCACCTTGCTCTGGATTCGCGGCCGATCCTGCAATATTTGCAGGAACTCGCGGTTGATCGAATCCGTCAATCGTCTCAA